CCCAGCTAGTGCACGTTCGCCTCGCACAGAGAAACCCCCCTTTATGGTACCTAAACATCTTTTTCATAATGTGATATATAATTCATATGGACATCGTTCTCGCATTTCTACTCAGCATCCACTGCGCACCCACGGCGGTCATCACGCCATCTAATGCGACCTTCTTTTTAAACGGTGTTGTCTATGTACGACCAGATATGATGAAGCCAGGAGTTTTGGTGCACGAGCTGTATCACGCATGCCAGTATCAGAAGGCTGGAAACCAAAGTGCAAAGAGTTGGGGCGAGTGGCAACAAAGAGAATACGATGCCAAGATTGCTGAGATCTTGTTTAATGAAAAACATGAGGGGGATGAGATAGAAGTTTGGTACGGTGTTGTTTCTGATTAACGAACTAGGAGACCACCATGTGGACAACACCTGAGTACACAGAAGTACGTTTTGGCTTTGAAGTCACTATGTACATTGCAAACAAGTAAAAATGTAGTATAGTGCAGGTTGGCGTAGGGTTTTTTCTGGTTTTCCTTTTCCCCCTGCGTCACTCCTCCTTTGGGCTATCCTTTCGCGCGGGTAGCCCTTTTTTTAATCTACTTTTATCCGCTTCTCTTTTGTGATCCACGCTTTGGGTATGTGAATTTTAGCGTTAGACATTCTGTCTTCTGCTGACACAACGGACGCAATACATAAAGTCAGATCATCTTCGTAAACCAGAAAACCCAGGGATCTACACTTATGGATTCGGGACTCGGTGATCTCTTCCCAGTCACATTCAGCCATGGCGTCAACCCACTCAACATAGATACATTCAAACGGTTCCATTAGTGCTCCTTTCGTAGTGGGTTGCTTTTATGAGTAGTTTAGTATATAAAGGCGGCAATCACACAAAAATATAGAGCCACAAACCGCTCGATGCCAAAACCTCAAACAGTTAAGGTAACACCTACAGACAGCCACAAAGTTCCATTCGATACCTCGGATGAGAAGCCAAAAAACTTTTTGGAAGAATTAGCAGTCTCAGCAAATACAGCAGAACTTCAACACGAGCTAGGTGCTACACTAGAGGTGGATGAAGAAACTGCGGAACAAGAAAAAAGGTTGTTGGAACAAGTTGTCAAGGAACGCAAGAAGGGCAACTTGCAAGAACAGAACACGGCGTTTGCCGCTGCCGCATTTCTTAGATCCTACGGATCACAACTAGCACTAGACGCTGCACAGGCACGAGCTGCCATAACAAACAAGTTAATGGAAATAGCAAACTGTGGTGATGCGAAGTATGAGTTGAAGGCATTAGAGTTATTGGGTAAACATAGTGACATCGGGTTGTTTACGGACAGATCAGAAATCACGATCAACTATAAGAACCCAGAGGATTTAGAGTCTGCTATTAAGGAGCGAGTTAAACGCCTACTGAACGCGGATGTAATAGATATAACACCACTTAACTCAAATCTTGATGAAGAGTTAGGTATAGCAGAGTTAAGAGAAGAACCTACAATTGAAGACGTAAGTAGCGATGACGACGGCAAAACAGGCGATTGAGAACGTCTCAATAAAAGACATTCCGTCTATATTGCCCATGCTCTCATTACCAGAGCAGGAGAAGTTACTTGCTGAGTTGGAGAAACTTGAAGAGCTTAAAACTAAAAAGTTAGCTCACGATAAGTTTCTGGCATTTGTTAAACAGGTCTGGCCCACATTCATAGGTGGTAGGCATCACGAGAAGATGGCTGCTGCGTTTGAAAGAGTCGCAGAAGGTAAGAGTAAGCGCCTGATTATTAATATGCCGCCCCGACATACTAAGTCAGAGTTTGCTTCTTATCTTCTGCCCGCTTGGTTTCTGGGCAAGTATCCACATAAGAAAGTAATTCAAACATCTCACACAGCTGAGTTGGCGGTGGGATTCGGTAGAAAGGTGCGTAACCTTGTCGATCAAGAGATATATCACAAAGTATTTCCTGGGGTTGGCCTACAATCAGACTCAAAAGCGGCTGGTCGGTGGGCGACTAACAGTGGTGGAGACTATTTCGCTATTGGTGTGGGAGGTGCTGTTACTGGTAAAGGTGCGGATCTGCTCATTATTGACGACCCCCACTCAGAACAGGAAGCTGCGTTAGCAGATACCAATCCAGATATCTACGACAAGGTGTACGAATGGTACACTTCTGGTCCTCGACAGCGTCTCCAGCCTGGTGGAGCTATCGTTATCGTGATGACACGGTGGTCAAAACGGGATTTAACGGGTCAAGTTGTTAAAGCAGCGAGCTTAAGAGGTGGTGAAGAGTGGGAAGTTATCGAATTTCCGGCAATTTTGCCCTCTGGCAACCCACTTTGGCCCGAATTTTGGTCGATGTCAGAGCTTTCAGCCCTAAAAGAGGAGCTTCCTAACCCAAAATGGATGGCTCAGTACCAACAATCGCCCACATCAGAGTCGTCAGCTATCGTAAAACGGGAATGGTGGCAAGAATGGGACCAAGAAGACCCGCCATTCTGTGATTTTGTCCTACAAGCGTGGGATACGGCGTTCGAAAAGACAAACAGGTCTGACTATTCTGCGTGTACAACGTGGGGTGTGTTCTACCAAGAAGATCCTGACACAGGAAAAGCAGAAGCTAATATAATTTTACTTAACGCATTCAGGGATAGGTTGGAGTTTCCCGCGCTAAAACGCAAAGCTCTAGAACAGGTCGAAGATTTTGAACCTGATTCAATTATTATCGAGAAAAAAGCGTCAGGTGCACCGCTTATCTATGAAATGCGTGCGATGGGTATACCGGTTCAGGAGTTTACACCGGTAAAAGGTAATGACAAGATAAGCAGACTCAATGCTGTGTCAGATATGTTTGCGTCTGGTAGAGTATGGGCACCGCCTACACATTGGGCTGAAGAAGTTATTGACGAGGTTGCATCCTTTCCTGCGGGAGAGCATGATGACTATGTTGACTCGGTATCCCTAGCGTTAATGCGCTTTAGAAAAGGGGGATACTTACGTTCTACGCTGGACGAAGAAGATGAGGAAAGAAGTTTCCGGCGATATTCACCAGGATATTATTAATGCAAAAAATATTAACAGCTATTAGTTTGGGAGCGGGGGTACAAAGCTCTACTATGGCGTTAATGGCGGCTAAAGGTGAATTGTCTATGCCTGATTGCGCTATTTTTGCAGATACAGGATATGAGCCAGAACATATATATTCGTACTTAAAGTTTTTAACCAGCGCTTTACCTTTCCCTGTCTATAAAGTAGATAACGGGAATTTAAGAGATGACATGGTTGAATCAGTACATACAGGTGCACGGTTTGCTTCCGTACCATTTTTTACGAAGAATGAAACTACAGGCAAAGTCGGTGTTTTAAAACGCCAATGTACTTATGACTACAAAATAGAACCTATACGTATAAAGTTAAGGCGCTTATGCGGTGTAGAGAAACATAAACAGTTTCCCAAAAACTCTTATGTAGAGCAGTGGATAGGAATATCTACTGATGAAGCGGATCGTATGAAACCTTCTAGGTTTAAATATATAAAGAATACTTACCCGCTTATAGACCTTAATATGAGTAGAGAAGATTGTTTTTCTTGGTTAGAAGCGAATAACTACCCTTTACCACAAAAATCTTCATGTCTATGTTGTCCATTTCATAGTGATAAACATTGGTATGATATGCAAAAAAACACCCCTACTGAATTTAAAGAGGCGGTGTGGATTGACAAAAAGATACGAAGTGGCACTAAAAACGCGAAAGGCACTTTGTACTTACACAAATCTTGTAAGCCTTTAGACGAGATTAATTTTGACGAAACCCAAGACCAAAACAATACTTTTGGTAACGAATGCGAAGGCATGTGCGGACTTTAATTTAAGGATATACGGAAATGGCCACCAATTCTATAGACAAAGCAGTTAATCAGGCTCCTATGGGTATAGGAGATACAGACGGTATGGGCGGATTGTCCATGCCAGAAAACTTGGAAGCAGATATCGAAATTGAAATCGAAGATCCTGAACGAGTAAGTATCGAAACGCCTGGTATGGAGATTGTTATAGAACCAGGTGAGATGGATGATGACTTCGGGGCAAACCTAGCAGAAGAACTAGATGACGACCAGCTACAAGAAATATCTGGTGACTTGCTAGGTGATTTTGAGGAAGATGTAAGTTCTAGAAAAGACTGGGTACAAACATACGTTGACGGTCTTGAGTTACTTGGAATGAAAGTAGAAGAAAGAACGGAGCCGTGGCCTGGCGCGTGTGGTGTGTATCACCCACTTCTTTCTGAAGCCTTAGTTAAGTTCCAAGCTGAGACCATGATGGAGACTTTCCCAGCAGCTGGTCCAGTTAAGACACAGATCATCGGTAAAGAAACACGAGAGAAGAAAGAAGCAGCGACTCGTGTTAAAGATGATATGAATTACCAGCTAACTGAGAACATGCCGGAGTACAGACCTGAGCATGAAAGAATGTTATGGGGTCTTGGTCTTTCTGGTAACGCATTTAAAAAGGTTTACTACGATCCATCGCTAGCGCGACAGGTATCCATTTATGTACCTGCTGAAGATGTAGTTGTTCCTTACGGTGTGTCCGATCTTAAGACTGCGCCTCGTGTTACTCACGTAATGCGTAAGACTCCTAATGAGATGCGACGTCTTATGCACGCTGGGTTCTACCGTGACATGGAGTTACCAGAACCACAGAACACATTTGATGAGATTGAGAAGAGTATTGCTGAGAAGATGGGCTTCCGTGCATCAGCTGATGACCGGTACAAAGTTCTTGAGATGCAAGTCGATCTCAACCTACCTGGGTTTGAAGATAAAGAGGACGGCAAAGAAACTGGTATCGCGCTTCCATACGTTGTCACTATTGAGAAGCAGACCGGAGAGATATTAGCAATCCGACGTAACTGGAGACCAGAGGATGATACTAAGCAAAAACGTAATCACTTCGTTCATTACCCATACATCCCAGGGTTTGGCTTTTACGCTTTTGGCCTTATTCATCTTATTGGTGCTTTCGCTAAATCTGGTACTAGCATTATTCGCCAACTTGTTGATGCTGGTACTCTCTCCAATCTTCCTGGTGGTTTTAAAACTAGAGGGCTTAGAGTTAAAGGCGACGACACGCCGATAGCACCAGCAGAGTTTAGAGATGTAGATGTAACAAGCGGAACAATTAAAGACAACATTATGACTCTCCCATATAAGGAGCCAAGTCAGGTGTTGTATACATTGCTAGGCAATATTGTTGAAGAAGGTAGACGCTTTGCTTCAGCAGCAGATTTAAAACTTAGCGATATGTCAGCACAAGCCCCAGTTGGCACAACGCTGGCTATACTAGAAAGAACATTGAAAGTGATGAGTGCGGTACAAGCACGAGTTCACTATGCTATGCGCGAGGAGTTCAAACTTCTCAAAGGTATCATTCGTGATTACACACCTGATGAGTATTCATATGAGCCAGTAGATGGCCCACCTCGTGCGAAGCGTTCGGACTATGACATAGTTGAAGTTATTCCTGTGTCTGATCCTAATGCTGCAACCATGGCGCAGAAGGTCACTCAGTATCAAGCTGTACTTCAGATGGCAGCGCAAGCTCCTCAGTTGTATGACTTGCCATACTTACATCGACAAATGCTTGAAGTATTGGGGATCAAAAATGCGCAGAAACTTGTACCGATGGAAGATGACCAGAAACCTCGCGACCCAGTCTCGGAAAACATGGATGTTCTTAGAGGAAAACCGGTCAAAGCCTTCATCTATCAAGACCATCAAGCACACATTACGGTTCATATGTCCGCAATGGAAGATCCAAAATTAATGTCGTTAGTACAACAAAGTCCTATGGCAAAACAAATGGGTGCAGCATTAGCCGCGCACATACAAGACCACCTAGCGTTTGAATACCGCAAACAAATCGAAGAAGCTGCTGGTGTTCCATACCCTGCTCCAGACGCAGAGATGGACGAGAATACAGAAACAGAGATCTCAAGACTCGCTGCCGCAGCTGCACAACAAGTTCTGCAAAAGAACAAAGCTCAAGTTGCTCAAGAACAAGCTCAACAAGCTGCTCAAGATCCTATCGTCCAAATGCAACAACAAGAGTTGCAGATCAAAGCGCAAGAAACGGAAATCAAGAAACAAAAACTTGCACTCGACTCCGCTGCAAAAATGGATCAGTTGGAAATCGAGAAAGAACGTATCGCCGCGCAAGAGCGCATCGCTGGACTACAGGTTGGCGCCAAGATTGCTACAGACAAAGCCAACTTATCTGCTAAACAACAAGAAGCAGGTCTACGCATTGGTGTAGATGTAGCCAGAGAGATGTCTCAGGAAAACAGGGCATTACAGAATCAGCAACAACCAAGAAAGGAGAATGAGTGAGTTCAGATCTTCTCAAATACCTAGCAATGCGGGTAGATGGGGAACTTAAAGCAATAGAGCAGGATTTAGTGCTAGGAAAGTCTAAGGATTTTGCCGCGTATCAACATTCGTGCGGAATCTATAGAGGGCTTTTAATAGCTGAGAATATTTTAACTGAAACATCAGAAAGGATGGAAAACGACGATGAGTGAACTTCTTATCGGCACGAACCCCGATAATCCAGAAGAAGCTACAACATTACCTGATACTGCTGAGCTAAAAGCTAAGCAACTACCAGATCCCTCTGGTTATCGCATTTTGTGCGCAATCCCCGACATAGAAAAAGAGTTTGAAAGTGGTCTCGTTAAGTCAGATATGACTTTGCAAAACGAAGAGATCCTTGCAACTGTTTTGTTTGTTATGAAGATGGGGCCAGATTGTTATAAGGATAAAGATAGATTTCCTGGCGGTGCATGGTGCCAAGAAGGTGACTTTGTTCTTGTACGCCCACACGCAGGGTCAAGGCTCAAGATTCATGGTAGAGAATTTCGGATCATTAATGACGACAGTGTCGAAGGGGTTGTAGAAGACCCTAGAGGCATTTCTCGTGCTTAAGGAGAGGGATATGGCAGAAGCTGAGAAACAAGAAGCAGTAGAGAAAGAAGAACCTGATTTTGAGATCGAAGGTGAAGAGAAAGAAGTAGAACTCAAAGTTGAAGATGATACTCCTGAAGAAGACCGCAATCGGTCTCCGATGCCTAAAGAAATAGTAGAGGACTTGGAGAATGATGAGCTGGATAACTACTCAGATGGAGTAAAAGAACGGCTTAAGCAGATGAAAAAGGTCTGGCACGATGAGCGTCGGGCTAAAGAGTCTGCTATGCGGGAGCATCAAGAAGCTATTTCTATGGCTAAGAAAGCAATGGAGGAGAATAAACGTCTCCGCGCCGAAGCTGAAAAAGGCCGTGAAACATACCTTAATACTGCAAAACAGTCGTTAGAGTATGAATTAGAAATGGCAAAACGAGCTTATAAAGAAGCATATGAATCAGGTGATACTGACTCTATTGTTGAAGCTCAAGGTAAACTTTCTGACGTAAATTGGAAGCGACAACAACTTTCAACATATGAAAAACCTAGACAAACTGAAGAAAATAGTGTAAACACTGAATCAACTGAACCGCAAAGACCTCAGTTAGATGCTAAAACCATGGCGTGGCAAGAACGCAATACTTGGTATGGCTCTGATCCTGAGATGACTAGCTCAGCACTTGGACTACATCAAAAGTTAGTTCAAACAAAGGGTGAGTCTTATGTGGGTACAGATGACTATTGGGCGGACGTTGACAAAACAATGCGCCGCAGATTCCCTGAGTATTTTGAGGGAGAAGATTCATCGGACGGGGGCGGCAAGCCCGTTCGTGCAGAAAACAAACCCGCCACTGTGGTTGCTCCGGCATCCCGAAGTACATCTTCCAAACGGATCGTACTCAAGCAGTCTCAGGTGGCTATAGCTAAAAAACTTGGCTTAACCCCTGAACAATATGCTAAAGAATTAAGGAGATTGGAGAATCAAAATGGCTAATACTAGACTTGCACGCGAATTAGACGATAGGTCCAAGACGGAACGTCCAAAACAATGGACAAGACCTGAGGTACTACCTGAGCCAACCAAAGAGGCAGGGTATACGTACCGTTGGATTAGGGTTGCACTTAATGGACAGGCTGATGCCCGTAATGTCTCTGCCAAACTCAGAGAAGGGTGGGAACCTGTACGTATTGAGGAACAACCACAATTTAAAATGCTTGTTGATCCCGACAGTCGATATAAAGACAATGTTGAGGTCGCGGGTTTGTTGCTCTGTAAGATGCCTGATGAGATGGCTAAACAGCGTAATGATTATTATGCTCAACAGTCTAAAGCTCAGATTGAATCTGTGGACAACAACTTTATGAGAGAGAATGACCAACGTATGCCACTCTTTTCAGAGAAACGTACAAGTACGTCATTTGGTAAAGGTAAATAATTTTTAGAGAGGTTTTAACATGGCTACTACAGCTGCTCCTTACGGTCTAAAACCCGTAAAGCGTGCCGATGGCATGCCCTATGCTGGTGCTACTAGTCAATACCTAATCGACCCTGCTGGTGAAGCAACTAACCTTTTTTACGGTCAAGTTGTTATTATCGGTGCGGACGGTTATATCGCATTGGCTACAGGTACTGGTGCAGACCTTACAACTAACAGTATCAGTGGTACTTCCGGTGTCGGTGGTATCGGTGTATTTGTTGGATGTGAGTACACTAACGCGCAAGGTCAGAGACTTTTTGCTCAATATTACCCAACTGGCACAGCCAACGGTGGTTCTATCAAAGCATATGTTGTTGATGATCCTGATGTTCTTTTCCAGGCACAATTAGATGGTGCTGGTGCTCAAACTGTTATTGGCGCTAACACTTTCTTCGCTGCTGCTCAAAGTACCTCAACTGGTGATACAGCTACAGGTAATTCGACTTCAGCATTGGATGCTACTGTTGTTACTACAGCAGCTGCTTTCCGTATTGTTGCCCATGTTTCTGATCCTAGTGATGCTTTCCCGGATGTTCTTGTTAAGTTCAATCCAAGCGCTCACCAGATGACGAACAACGTCGGCCTATAAGGAGTAACATAATATGGCTATTTCACGCGCACAACTATTAAAGGAACTCCTTCCTGGTCTTAATGCCCTTTTCGGTATGGAATACAGCCGATATGGTGAAGAGCATAAGGAGATTTTTGAAACCGAATCATCCGAGCGTTCATTCGAAGAAGAAACAAAGCTATCAGGGTTCTCTGCTGCTCCAGTAAAGAACGAAGGCAGCTCAATTTCTTACGACAATGGTCAAGAGGCTTGGACTTCACGTTATACACACGAAACCATCGCTCTTGGCTTCTCTCTTACTGAGGAAGCTATTGAAGATAACTTGTATGACTCATTGTCATCACGTTACACAAAGGCTTTGGCTCGTGCTATGGCTTACACGAAGCAAACTAAAGCTGCTTCTGTCCTTAACAACGGTTGGGATACTGACTACACTGGTGGTGACGGCAAGGTTCTCTTTGCTACAGATCACCCACTAGTATCTGGTGGTACCAACAGTAACACTCCATCTGTCCAAGCTGACCTTAACGAAACTTCTCTTGAAGCGGCTGTTATTCAGATTGCAGGTTGGACGGACGAGCGCGGTCTTCTGATTGCTGCTAAGCCACGTAAACTTATCGTTCCACCAAATCTACAGTTTGTTGCTACTCGACTCCTTGAGACTGAGAAGCGTGTAGGTACGGCTGATAACGATATCAACGCTATCATGACCAACGGTTCTATCCCAGAGGGTTACACAGTTAACCACTTCTTGACAGATACCGATGCTTGGTACCTTACAACTGACGTACCTAATGGTATGAAGCACTTCGTTCGCTCTCCAATGAGCAACTCAATGGACGGAGACTTCGACACAGGTAACGTCCGTTACAAGGCTCGTGAACGTTATTCATTCGGGTGGTCTGATCCACTTGGAATGTTTGGCTCACAAGGCGCCTAATAGAGAGGGGGGTTACAAGCCCCCCTTTTTTAATTTATACTAGACGTACTAGGATAACATCTATACCGACTGACCTAGCAGACTTAGTAGAGACGGTATAGGCAGTGCTACTACACGAAAGGAAACAAGATGGCTAATACTACTTTCCAAGGACCAGTTCGATCCGAGAACGGTTTCAAAGACATTACTGTCGCTGCTAATACTGGCGTAGAGACAGAAAACTTTTCAATTACTTACGATGGCACAAACAGTGTCGTTATCTTTTCAGACCTTCCTACCGCAGATCCAGAAGTTGTAGGTCAGCTTTGGAGCAACTCAGGAGTTCTTACAGTTTCTGCTGGCTAATAGGAGATAACCATGCAATACGATGTTAAATCTGCGTTTGCAACGGGCAATGGAGCCATGGTTGCTTACCGGACTCGTATTAAGGGTATCTTTTATGCAGTTACTACAGCTGGTGTGGCGCCTATCCTTTACGATAACGCCTCTGCCGCTAGTGGTACAGAAGCCTTGAAACTCCCAGCTGATGTTGCAGGACAGCATACTGTGGATATTCCTGGTGAAGGTATCTTATGTGAGAACGGTGTATTCCTAGATATTAATGGCGCCTCTAGCGTCGTTCTGTTCTACGGATAAATTGTGAAAGACTTTGACCTACCGAAGGCGCTAGCTAGCTTAGTCCCGGTACTTCTGGCGGCTATGTGGTGGGTCATTTCGTCTATTGGAGAGATCCAATCCGATATTCAGCTAATTCGTGCGAACCAGATGCAGCTTATTAGTCCTTCGGGGGAGATCGTCCCAAGTCCAGGTAATGCTTTTGCGAGGCAAGAACTCAAAGAAGAGATGCTTGAACATATCCACGATTTGAAGGTTAGAGTTAAATTGCTAGAAGAGAGGGCTAATTGATGCCTACTAAGAAAGTTAGCAAAAAGACAATGGCTTGTAACAAGCCTAAACGCACACCAGGCCATGCAAAGAAATCGCATGTTGTAAAAGCGTGTGCAAATGGTAAAGAAAAAGTTATTAGATTCGGTGAGCAGGGAGCTAAGACAGCTGGCAAACCCAAAGCTGGTGAATCTGCACGTATGAAAGCTAAGCGTAAATCATTTAAAGCGAGGCATGCTAAGAACATTAAAAAGGGCAAGATGTCAGCAGCGTATTGGGCTGACAAAGCTAAGTGGTAATGCCCGATGGATACCCCAGCAAGTGTAGTTAAACGGGGTAAGCGGTGGTATAAGAAGTGTGGTTATTGTGGAGTTGAGCAGTCTTATTTACGAAGAGGGTATGCAATAAACTCGTTACTAGCTAATAAGCGATGTACACGATGCTCATCAATAGTAAATAATACAAAGCCACAATATAGCTACAAAGAAGTAAGGATCTCTTGGTTAACGAAACACAAGACTGGTGCGGAGACAAGAGGGATTGATTGGAGTATAACTATAGAAGATGTTTGGAAGTTATACTTAGCGCAGGATAAGGTTTGCAAGTTGTCGGGAGTACCGATAGGCTGGGCAGATGTGGGACGAGACCATACCGCCTCGATAGATAGAATAGACAGCAGTAAAGGTTACGTTTTGGATAATATTCAGCTAGTTCATAAAGATGTAAATGTTATGAAAAGCAAGTATGACCAAGATTATTTTATTTCATTTTGTCGCAAAATAGCGACGCTTAATAAAGAGGTTTGATATGAGTAACTGCATGGGGAAACGACCTAAGAAAATGGCTTCTGGTGGGCAACCTAAAACTACTAAGGCGATGAAAGAGCTTGAAGAGTACAACACTCTAAAGCGCGAAACTAAAGGCTTCCAACAAAAGAAACCTGGAACTCCTTATTCTGAGCTACCTATGAAAGAAAAACTTAAAAGGCTTATGAAGAAAGATGATAAAGCCTCGAAACAAATGCCAAAAGCAAATATTGGGGGTGCAGCAGCCGGTGCAGCAGCCGGTGTAAACAAGCTAAAGAAACCTAGGGCTGGCGTAGGTAAAATTCGTGAATATACACTCACGGAAATAGCTACAGGTGGTTCAGTCAAGAAAATGGCTACTGGTGGTGTAGCAAAAGCTAAAAAAGGTCGTCGTGGTGACGGTATCTGCTCACGTGGTAGAACCAAAGGAAGGATGGTTTGATATGAAGAAGGGCTACCATCGCATGCCAGACGGCAAGATCATGAAAGACTCAGAACACAAGAAAACGGCAAAGAAAAGCACCGCTTCTAGCCGTGGTGACGGTATTTGTCGTACAGGTAAAACTCGCGGGAAGATTTGCTGATGCCAGTAAAAAAGAAAACAAAGTCTAAAGTAAATCAGGCTGGTAATTACACCAAACCAGGTATGCGGAAGGCGTTGTTTGAGAGTATCAAAGCTGGCGGTAAGGGCGGTGCCCCAGGCCAGTGGAGTGCTAGAAAAGCACAGATGTTAGCAAGGCAGTATAAAGCAAAAGGTGGGGGCTACAAGTAATGGCCCTCGCTAAACCACAGAAAAGTTTGAAGGCTTGGACTAAACAGGAATGGCGTACTAAGAGTGGAAAACCATCGACTCAAGGACCAAAAGCAACGGGCGAGCGTTATCTCCCAAAAAATGCTATTAAGGCGTTATCTGACTCAGAATACGCAGCGTCTACACGCGCCAAACGTAAAGCCAAAGCCGCAGGAAAACAAGTTTCTAAACAACCTAAAAAAGTGGCTAAAAAGGTGAAAAGATTTAGGAAAGTAAATGCCTAGTTCATATGTAAATAACCTCCGTTTGGAGGAGATGGCTACCGGCGAAAACTACGGTACATGGGGTGATACTACCAATGTAAACCTAGAGCTTATCGGTGAGGCGTTGGGTTATGGCAATGAGGACTTATCTTCAGACGCTAACGCTACCCTTACGATGCAGGATGCTACAGCTGACGCTGTTAGGGCTTTATACCTAAAGATAACTTCTTCTGTTTCGCTAACAGCTACACGCACTATTACCCTTGCTCCTAATACAGTTAGCAAGGTATGGGTTATTGAAAATGCTACTACCGGAAGCCAGTCTATAACGATAGCCCAAGGTAGTGGCGGCACAGTAACTATAGCAAACGGCGCTACTAAGATTATTTCTACTGATGGGGCAGGGTCTGGAGCGGCGGTCTCAGATGTTAGTGCTAATTTAGAAATGAGTAATGTCACAATTACTGGTGGTTCTATTAGTGGAGTAAGTGGTATTCTTCTTGCGTCTAATAACCTATCTGATGTTTCTAGCGCATCTACATCTAGAACTAACTTAGGGTTAGGTACAGCGGCAACCGCCGATTCAACTGATTTTGATGCTGCGGGAACGGGCGTAGCAATGGCTATTGCGTTGGGATAAAACATGGCAAATACATTTAAAAATTATGCAGCAACAGCGGTAGGCACTTCAGCCTCAACTATTGTTACTGGACCTAGTGCTACACAGACTACGGTTATCGGTATTACGGTTTCTAACATTCTTACTTCTGGCCCAATTACGGTAGATGTTTACTGCACTATTGGGGGCACAGATTATTATGTGGTTAAGAACGCTACGGTTCCTGTTGGCGGTGCGTTAGTTCCGGTTGGTGGGGATCAAAAGTTGGTACTTGAAGCTACTGACGCACTTAAAGTA